TCAATTCCGCCTCCTGGCTGAAGCCTTCCACCGGAACGGGAACGCCAGCCGGAGAGTGCATGGTGACCTTGACCGCCGGGGATTCCTTTTTGCCGTAACCGCCTTCCGCCGCAGCATAGTTACACACATATCAAGAGTTCCTATTTGAGGCTTAATATCAAATCCGACTGATAGTGTACAAGGTGTATCATATTCATAGTCATCTTTTTCTTTACCATCAAATATAGTAAACCAAGCTTGACGAGTATCTTTATTCTCTTTAAGCTGTTCAATGCACTTTGCCAATTGGTGATTGCGAGTCCACTGCCATCCATAATTAGAATTGACAATGTTATCTCCACCATGCATTTTATCCCACATAGGAGCATACTTTTTGATTTCAGCTACACTCCTATCTCCAGACATATACCAAGCATATTCGCGTTCTGCATATCGTTCGCTGAATTTACGCCATTCTGTTGTTATGACGCGTTGCTGAGGATTAAGTAAATAAAAACCAACATTGTAAACAGCTTTTGTTCCAACATTAGTATTTACTCCTTGGCCCATAATAAAAGCATATAGGTCTTCAAAAGCCTCAGTAGCATTTTTATAAGCTATGTTCATACGTTATTCTCTTCTTTATCTTTATAATCTAATATAAGTGTAACTCCATAATCATACCAAAGAAGATCATCAAGTTCTTTTTCAGTTTTACAATTATATTTACACAATTCAGCTTCTAAATCCATCGGACTTTCAATGTGAACTTCATCTTCTATATACTTTGCCATATCATTTAACTATTTTATTGGTGCTGCTGTTATAAACTCTAAACAACAATTCTTCAGCTTCTTCATTCATGGCATTGCAAATACTTATTGCTTCTTCCATAGATAAGCCTGTAAGTTCTTCATCATCATTTACTGCAATTTCGCCAGTTATAACTCTAACATCAAATAAGTTTGCAGAAGCAAAAGCCTTAGCAGCATCAAGAGCCTGTATACAAATATAATGTACCGCATCCCAGTATATATAAGATAAAGTACTTGTATCTTTTAATATACCGATATAAAGCTCTCTCAACTTTTCTGGCTTAAACCATCCATGCTCATCCATTCGTCTATATTCAGCAAGCCATCTACCATATCCATTTGTGGCCTTAAATCTGTTGGCATAAACAGCCACAAATCTAAGAAATTGGTCTGTATAAATGACTTGTGGAATTTCAACTGTTTTCTTCTTGAGCTGTTTCATGCGCTTAAAGTTTATATATTCTCGCGCGTTCTAGAGCACGCTTATTATTCCATTATTATTCAATCATTCATGTACTTAAAGCGCGATATTGCGCGCGAGAATAATGTGAAAATCAATCCTTAGTATGACCCAGTAGACCCGAGTGCTCCATCGCCACGCTCGGATGAACGGCTGAAAAGCTCTGACTCAGAAACTTCTTCAAGGCCTTCATACGATACAGGCACAAGAATAAATTGTGCTATTTTCATACCTGGCTTAATGTGGACTTTGGCTTTGCCGACATTAATAACATGTATATGAATTTCACCTTGGTAATCTTCATCTACAATCTTGGCTCCGAGAATAACAATGCTCTCAAATGCTTCTGCTTTCGGTGTTCTACCAGCTCTAAGACAAGCCCATTTAGAAGTTACGACTCCTGATTTATCGGCTACCATAAGCATATATCCTTCTGGAATTTCCATCTTAATACCTGATGGTATCAAAACATCAGTTCCTGGATTTACGATAAAGCCTTTGTTACTGCCAAAGTTAGGAACGAAAAAATCAATTCCTGCTGCTTTACTAGTCCCACGAACAGGGGACTTTACATTTCTTATTTTTGCAAACTTCATGACTGCATCATTTTAACAAGTTCTTCGGCTGCGAGCGCCATTGCTTTTTGCATATATTCTACAGCCTCTTTATTCTTTCTACCATACTCGGCCAATCTAGACTTTTCAAAAGCTTCAGCTATAATAGCTTCAATCTTTGCGGCCTTAGGATTAGAAGCGTTAATGCCATGCTTATCCATAAGCTCTCTGTTGTACTCATACTTGATACCTCCTTCTACAGGAACAAGCTTGGCTATTTCCGCATGAGTATTTGACTTTCTGCTCGTAGGAACAGTGATAACAATCTCCTGATTGGTTGTCATGCACATATCTGTGCACATTTCCATTACTTCATTGAAGTTGCGCTTAAACTCTCTTGGAGTTACTGAAATTAAACTTTTCATAATGATGCCAAATTAGCAATTAAGTTCAACATATATGTTTTATCTTTATCTCTTCTGAGCTTCATCTTATCTTTTAAGGCGAGAGCTACTAGCTGAACACCTATAAGATGATGTTTTGCACGAGGCTCGTCGATTATATCCAATACTACCTCTTTAGATATAATTTCATCATAGCTTTCAGTCTTGTCAATGATAGCATTTATCTTTACTCCATCAATTACAAATGAGTAACACTTGCCTTCTTCATAGTTTTCATTCCCAAGGCCAGACAGGAATTGAAGTTCTTTTAACTTTGCTTCCTGCTCTTCTTTCAGATGAAACACCTTTATATCTATATCCTGTGGATTAGACGGAACTCCGAGCATAGCCAGAGCAGTTGTACCTGTTACCATATACTCAATTCTATTTGCATTGCAAAAGTCATTGAGTTTGAATAAAGCTTCTTTTATCTTCATATCTGTTACATTAAATCGTCATCGAATAAACTTGGCTGCTCAGTGGCTTTAGGAGCAACTTTTACATCTCCCGGCTTACGCTTTAATACCCAAAGAGTATTACGTGAAGCATCCGGGAACATAGGAGCCATGATATTGGCAATGAGGTTTAAGTCATAATACTCTTTAAGAGCATCAAACATTTTCTGTTGCCAATCGTTCATCAGTGGCTTATAGTCTTTAGCTGAAGCAAATGTACCGAACTTCTTTACTACGTTGAAGTGTTTCAGCAATATGCCTTCAAGCTCCCAATGGTCAAACTCTTGCACATCAACTCCGCGGCCATCGCCTGAGTCATAAGTATGATTACCAGCTGCTCCTACAGATGGGTCATAGTTTGGAGTTGAAAGGTAATAAGTAGCGTTATTATTGCCACAAGCCTTAAAGTTCTCCAAAAATGCATCTGCATTCTGTTTGCCAACATGCTCGAGCACTTCAAAAGCGCAGACTTTGTCAGCATTAAACTTGCTGAAATCCATGTAGTTTTTAACAAGGTCAGCAACATAGAAATGAGCCCAAGGTACATTGGCATACTTCTCAGCTGCTTCTTGAATTGTTTTTTTGCGAATATCGATGCCGATATATTCTTTCTGCTTAAACTTGTTTCTGTATAACACCTCAAGCAAGTTAGCAGCTCCACAGCCAAAATCAACAATAGACTCGCCAATCTTAGCTTCTTTCAAGATATGAGTCCATCGCAGATAATGTGCAAATTGGTCTCTGTGAAATATATGATGCTCAAAGGCTTGGTCAGGTCTGAGGTCTGTTGTGTTATACGCTTTTGCCATAATTAAAAATTGTTTATTTGTTGAAAATATCTTTATGCTCTTCCAGATAGTCATTCATAGAACCCATGTAAGCTACTGCGTCAAGAAGATTATCCTCTTTGTGCGCATAAGCCTCACGCGATAACTTAAGAGCTATCATAGCTCTATACATACCAGCAGTTGTTATTTGCTGGTCTTTAGGCGACATCAAGTTATAAAGAGCTGCCGCTCTTTCCATTGATGCCTTAAAAGGCCCGTACTGACGCTCTTTTTCCTCTGAGCGCTCATTCACAATCTGATTTGCTTGTTCTAATATATTACTCATGATTTAAAACTGTTTATTATTTTATATTTTAACTCTGGATTATTCTCAAGCATTTCGTTATTCTCTTTTAACAGTTTAAGTATCTCGCCCATTACAGCATTGATTTTAGTTCTGCTTTTAATCTTTTTGCATCGGCACCCCTAAATGTTCGTGCATTTGCCAAGAAATATCTAACAATATCTCCTGCAGTATCATAAAAATACATAGCATTCGGGTCTGAAGTATTAAGTGTTAACATTGCCTCTAAATAAGGCACTGCGCCAAAATATACATTAAGCCATGTTGACTTTATATCTTTAGCTATTTGCTGAAAGGTTCTTTTCTTGTCCATTTTATTATCTTTATTTAGGTATGCGAATATACTAATTTTCTCCGAGAATAGAAAATTTTTTCATTATAAAATGCACTCACTTAACACTTCTTAACTTGGCCAGATTTTATTGCTCTTCTGGATATTCTATTTGCAGTAATTCTTTGCAAAATTGAATAACTTGCTCATAATTATTATATGCAGTTTGAGTAATAATTCTCCGCTGAAGTATCGTCAGTTTATTTTTAATAATAAACTTATTTATATTAAGAGAGAGAGCTTTATCATTGCATCTTCTTTTGTCTCCTAGCTGAATAGCTAGTTGAGCATAATGAATACATTTCTTTATATCCTGCACTCCATTTTTAGCTTTATACCTACTAATATATTTTATAATGCATCCTTGTATAAAAGAGCATCTTAAAGCAGTTATAAGCTCTATTGGTTGCATAGCCATATCTTTATAATGGTTACCACCTATTTGTACATCTGTTGCTTTCATATTTCTACTTTTGTATAATTATTAAAATCACAATAAAGATATTTAGGAATAGGAGTTATAGCCTCATTTATATATTTACATGTAGTTGATCATTTATTTTTCATAACTACCTCATATATTACATTGCGATAACAGAATATATCTCCAACCTTTAGCCTTGATATTTTAATATACTTTTCGCACATGACTATTAGCTATAAATCCGTTTGCCACTCTCATTTCATCCATAAACATAACAGAATTGTAATGCTTAGGAAATTCTTTTATCACCTTAAAGCTTGCTGTTTTATCTTTCACAAAGCTATTATCGCCTACAGGCTCTACATACCCAAGTTTTACAAACTTATAAAGATATGCAGTTTCTGAGTTTCTACCTGGCTCTTTACCAAGCAGAATTTCTTTTGAACTTACTACTTTGCCAACATTATCGTTAACAAATTTTACCATTTCCGGAAATACCGGAGCTTGTTTTCCATTACGTCCCATATTACATAAATTTTTTATATTTGTCAATTTTTGCTTTTATGCTATCCATTAAGGCATTTTGCTTTTTATCTTTTGCTTTAAGTGCTCTGATTACATCTTCATCATGAGTGCCTTGCAATATCAAATGATTTATAACAACATGATTTTGCTGTCCTTGTCGATATAATCGAGCATTAAACTGCTGATATAATTCAAGACTCCATGTTTGCCCAAACCAAACTATTATGCTACCTCCTGCTTGAAGATTAAGCCCATGGCCTGCTGATGCTGGATGTGCTAACATAACTTGTATTTTACCAGCATTCCAGTCTTCAATATCTTTATTGTTTTTAAGCTCTCTTGGCTTATATTTTTTAAGATATTCCACGATTCTATCCCTATCGAATTGATAGGTCCATGCTACAAGCACAGATTGGCCATTTGCATCTTCAATTATCTCCTTAAGAGCTTCAAGCTTAATATCATGAATTGGAAACACATTTCTTTCTTCATCATATATAGCTCCATTAGCAAATTGAAGTAATTTATTTGAAAGGGCAGCGGCATTGACTACGTTTACTTCCACAGGCTTTTCAACAAATACTGAACTGCCATTTTTGTCTTCTTGCTCAACAGTTTCAGTAGCACTTATTAAGTCAAGCACTTTATTCTTTTCAAAGTCATCATATTGCTTCTTTAGAGCTTCAGGCATTCTAAGCTTTATATAGTTATCTGTCCTAAACGGCATTTCAAGATAATCATCGGCTTTCATGCTTATGCAAATATCCTCTATTTTCTTATGTATTAGATATTCTGAGTCACTCATCAAATCGTATGAATATACGACATGACCATTCGTTTGACCTGGCCGAAAATACCTTTCTCTATATCTTGATATTGTCTTTTCAAGGCGCTCGCCTCTATCCATAAGATATATCTGTGGCCACAAATCAATAAGTCCATTCGGCGCAGGCGTACCAGTTAGTCCTACTAACCTTTTAAGATAAGGTCTTGCGCCGCGTAATGCCTTAAAACGCTCTGATTTACAAGACTTAAAACTGCTAAGTTCATCAACTACTACCATATCAAAAGGTAATTTGCCTCCACCATATAAAGCACAAAGCCACGCAACATTATCTCTTGATATGATATAAATATCAGCTTTTGTTTCCATAACAGCTGCTATTCGCTGTTTAGCAGTACCTATAATCTTAGAAAAGCGCAAATGCTTTAAGTGGTCCCATTTCTCTGCTTCTTCTTGCCAAACTGACTCAGCTACTCGCTTTGGTGCTATGACTAACACCGAGTTAATCTCAAGATAGTCAAACATCAAATAGTTTACAGCCGTCAGTGTTGATACTGTCTTACCCAATCCCATATCAAGAAATACTCCACAAAATGGGTGAGTAATTATATGCTCAGCGCAAGCCAATTGATATTTATGTAAATTATTCTCTGTTAGCATCTTTCTGTTTTAGTATTTTATCCAACCATTCAGACTCTACTTCTGCTATAGTAATGTCTCTCGTATTATAATAATTACATAGACTAGCTAATGGATTGGCCGCGTGTGCCGAAGGATTTTTCCACAATGCTCTACAAACTGACTTTTCTGGCTGGTTTGCTTGATAAAATGGGCATCCGCCTTCAAAGCATATATGCTTAGTATCAGGCGCTTTTTCTGATAATATAATTACAAGCTTTTTCATTTTTATCCATTATTATTTATATTTTATTTAATACAATATCATCTACAAAGTTTATTACGCTTTCTACTGTATCTATTACTTCAACTCTAAAGCCTAAAGCTCTAAGCTTATTGTGCATATATGCTTGTATGCGTTTAGGCTTTCGTCCAGTTGTTTTTAATTCCACGAAAACTATTTTATGGCCCGGAAATAAGCACATTCTATCTGGTAAGCCTATAAGTTGGTCGCATAGCAGCTTTATACACATACCACCATTTATTTTAACAAGTTCAACTAATTTGCGCTCAATTACTTTTTCACTGTCTATCTGTTTCATACTTTATACAATCTTTGCATATTAGCCGCGGTGTGCCGTTGTTTATTATAACGGCACAACATTTGCGTAGTTGTTTTAGACTTGGCTTATAGTGATTATAAACGCCAATCAGCTTATTACATTTATCGCACTCAACTACATATTGCTTAATAATCATACCCTCATTAAATAAAGGTTGTATTCGCACTTATCTATATCAAATATCACCTTAAAAACTCTAAAGCATTGGCCGGAAAGCATTACATATTCTCCTTTTTTAGGAATGCAACTTATATTTTTAGACGCTAATAGAGGCTTAACTTTTATACTATCTGTTATTTTATAAAAATTTACTATCATATTACAACATTTTAATAAGTTCTTTAACATCTTTTTCATGCACAAACATAAAGTGCCATTTATCGTCCATACCTTCAAATAGTAAACCAGCTTCTAATAACATTCGAAAATGATGTATACATATTATATGGTCATCAATCTCATTCACGTATTGGTCTGAAGTAGGTTTACCACATATTTCACATCTTTTATTAAATAGTATCGTGGCAATGTCATTATTAAGCGGTTACTTGAATAATCAAATCCTGTTTCTATAAAGCCAAAAGTCTTATACAAAGATATTGCATCTTCATTGCTAGAAGACACTGTTAACCTTTTGACTTTTCCTGAGTTTATAGCTTTTAATAGCAACTTTGAGCCATAACCTTGTCTTCTATATTCTTTAACTACTTCAAAGGCTATTATCATTTTATTTTGCCAAGCTATATATCCTATAAGCTTATTGTTATCATCTATAAGCATAGTTCCAAATACATCATCACCTGTTCTTGCATGTATAAGCATGTTACCATCTGATTTGTATTTATTTACATTTTCAGCATTATATTCTATATACTTCATAATAAGCTATCTTTACGTTTATAATATTTCTGTTTACCGTATAAAGGAAAGTTCTTAGTGGATGCTATAGCTTCCCATTCAGACAATGACCTAAGAATTTCATTAACCTCTCTGGTATTATATCTTGACATTTCTGTCTTATCTTTGCCAAGGCACTCACACCATACTTCAGCAATGCAGACAAAGTCTTTTTGCACTGTACCGTTTTTAGACAATGGGTCTTCAAGCCAACGTCTTCTGTCGTACAGGTCCATTTTATCCCAGTCATCTGGAAATTTAGTATTAAGATATTCTTCAATAATACCTTTTCGCTCATCTGCTTCTGAGTGTTTATGTTGCTCAATCTTAGCAATTATATCTTCATCACCAACGAGATATAAAGGCTCTTTTGCTAAATATAACTGATATGCTTCAGCCCATATTTGATTTACTTCATCTTGTGTAAGGTCATCATTTACAGACTTTGTAGCATATTCTGGCCTTACGTCTATAGGCATAAATCGTCTATTTCCTGTCGGGTCACGTAAGAAATCTTTGTTGTTAGTAGTACCAAAAAATACGCATTGACGCTTATATGTTTCTACTGTTCTACCATACGCCGGCCTGAACATATCTTCTCTTTTTGATATGTAGTGCTTGATTGACTCTACTTCTGCTTTCTTAAGGCCTGAAAGCTCTGCCATTTCAATCAGCCACGCCCCTTGTATCTGTTCAAATGACTCCTTGCCCTGCACAGTCGTGAATGTATCTGAGAACCATTCCATGCCGAGCTTTTTAACGAAAGTACTTTTATATGTTCCTTGTTCTCCGACAAGTATAAGCGCTGTGTCGAACTTAATACCTGGCTCGAATACCCTCGCAACAGCCGCCACCAACGTCTTCCTAATGGCGGCTCTAGTATAAGCGTTATCTTCTGCTCCAAAATAATCAATCAATAATGTATTAACTCTCTGTATGCCATCCCACTTTTGAGCACATATATACTCTCTTATCGGATGGAACTTTTTCTTTTCAAATTCAAGCGCAAGCGCGTCGTCCACTTTTTGACTTGACACGATGCCATAGATACATTCAATGTAATTACGAACACCAGAATAGTCAACATCACGAAGAGGTTCCACAGTATCGACTTTACGCCATGGTAACGAACGTGTAACATATCTTTTATTATCAAAAATGTTTAACTTAAATACATCTTTTAAGAATTGGTCATGCTGAATTATTATATTCAAGTTATTGGCAGAATTATCATATTCGCCTTTTGTATTAGCGTCAAGTTCTTCTGTCCATGAAGTATCATATTCTTCAGGAACTTCTGCTTTTGTTTCTTCTGCAAACTCGAATTTAGCTTCAGCAAACTTTTCTTCAGCAATATGCTTTTTTGTTATAGAGTCCTTAGAGGCAAATTCTTCCATTGCCTTAAAGCTCTTTTTATCTTTGTCTTCTTTTTCTTTGCCTGTATCTAAATGGCCAAATTTATGTATGCGAACTAAGTCAAATGCATTACATAGTCTACCTCCAGCAGGGTCTGTTCCATGATGAGAATATGCAAATTTATCATCATAGACTATTAAGCCTGCAGCTGTAGAGCCATTTATATACGTATATCGCCCTTCTCCAGCTGGTGTATATACATCTGAAAGAAAAGTCTCAATAGCTTCTTGTATAGTATAAGTACGACAGAAAACACCAATTATGCCTTTTTTATCTTCTGGGTCTTCTTGTTTTTTGATAGCTTGCATTATTACATCTGTGCTATCTGTAGCAGTTGGCCATTCGCTCGTATCATGCCAATCATCATATAGCCCAAGGATATAATCAGCTTCAAGGAAAGGTCCGTCTTGAAATTCAAAGTAGTACTCCATATCTGATGATACAGACGGCCAGAACATAAGTCTATTTACATCAAAAGTCGACTGGTCAAACAAATCGATGTTTAGGTCTCCAGCGACTTTTCGAGCAATAGCTTGATATTCTTCTTGTGATACTTCTCTATCAAGTGGAATTATCAATCTGTGTCGTGGCTTTTCAGGACATGACTTATGGGTTGAATGAATAACCGCGGCACAATCAAATAGCACTGTAAAGTCCCACCAAAAGTTCTCATGAGAAAAGTCAATATCCAATGTAATTAACTGGCGGTAAAGTACATTTGTTTTATCGCGCCTACCATTTGTAAGAAATCCGCCTACAAATCCGCCTACGTCTTTTATCTTACTTTGCTCTTCTTTTGTGGCACTCATAAACAGCTTATATGTTTCAGCGGTTACTACAGGAGTAGCTAGCTTTTGAACTAAATTGCTCCAAGTAGTTTTGGTATTTTTCCATACTTTACTTGAAACGTTTAGTCCAACTGCTATGCTCAAATTTTCATCATATTTCAATTTATCTACTTGCATAATATGCGTAAACAATATATAAACACAACCAAATCATATTTTTAATCTTCTAGCAAGTATGAAAACTTAGAATTGCAGCCTCTGTATTCACCAAAATATTCTATTTCAGCTTCTAATCTAGCTTTTACCGCATCTTCAAAGGTATCATATTGACCTAAGCCTATAGTCTTTTTATGCACAGTTATATAGGCTCTGTATTTACCATTTCCATATCTCGATACTCCTATTGCTCCAGAAGTATTATCTATTCTTGGTTTAATAGCATGCTGAGCATTTTCTATTTTGGTGCATACCCTTAGATTAGACTTTCTGTTATCTAAAGTATCACCATTGATATGGTCTATGCAAGTAGTATGGTCATTAAAATCTGGTCTATCTAGCCCTAATACTACCCTATGCATTCTATGCCTAAAAGAAAAAGCATAACCTCTATGAAAAGTCCATCTGTATAAGATTACTTTATCTAGGTCCTCTAAGTCTACTAAAGCTGAAGCTATAATTTCTCCTTTTTTATTCTGTAGAAGTATTTCTGCATAATCTTCATGCTTTATATAAAGATTAGGGCATTTTGTTATATTTAATCCTTCCATAACATTTAATTATTTTTGGTAAAACATCATTACTCCTCCATCAGCGTTCAAAGGTAAATCTTCTGCCCACTGCGGTGGAGTACTCATTATTTCAACAAGCCTATTATAGTGGTCTTTAGCATTTATTTCTGGTACTTCTACTATTACTTCGTCATGTACTGACGCTACTATTTCATAACCTTCATCTTGCATTCTTAACATTGCATCACCTAATAAGTCACGTGCAATAGCTTGTACAATGTTCTCTGTTAATTTGCCTCCATACGTATCAATTTCGCCCCATTGCTTAGTTTCTTGCACAACTCCTTGGTAACATAATACTCGAGTTGGCATTGTAGAACGGCCTATCTTCTTATCTTTGAATTTAGGTCCATAGTAGAATAGCTTTCTGCCAGATGGCAATTGTATTGTCATAAACTCATCATTACAGTCGAAAATTATATTTCTACATGTGCATGATACTGGTCTTTGGTATCTGACAGCCTCTTTCGACGCTTCATCTATTTCTTTCCACATATCTACAATTGCAGGGTTTGCCGAGCGCCATTTACGCACCAAGCTCATCATTTCAGTATCTGATAAGCCCATACGTTCACCACCCATTCGCTTAAGTGCTCCTAATGAGCCCTCATAACCGAGTGCAAGCTCTGAAATCTTTGATTTGTCGCGAAGTACTGAGCCTTTTGTAATAGCAGATATTGGCACATTAAACATCTTTGCTCCTGTAGCTTCATAGATTTTACCGTCTCCGCGGAATACGTCCATTCGCCATTTTTCATTTGCAAGCCAAGATATAACGCGTGCCTCAATGGCTGAGAAGTCTGCAACACTAAATACTTTACCAGGCGATGCTATAAGAGCTGTTCTTACTAACTGAGACAAAATATCTGCAACATCATCATATATCATCTCAACTGACTCCCAATCACGTGCTCTAATCATTTCACGTGGTACTTCTATATGTGATATATGATTTTTTGATAAATTCTGCAATTGCAATAATCTACCTGCCCATCGTCCAGTTCTATTTGCGCCATAGAATTGAAATGTACCACGGACTCTATGGTCTTTCATGGCACAATTAAGCATAGCATAATACTTCTTAATAGACGTTTTTGAGAGCTTTTTGCGTATATTAAGCAACTCAATAACATCTGGATAATCTACAAACTCTTTCATTAAATCAGGCATTGTTTCCTTTGAAAGTGACATAACAACACATCCTGTTGTCTTTTCAATCCATTGCCTAATTTGAACAGGCGAGTTTGAATTTTCAAGCCCTGTTAGCTGTTGAGCATGTTGCGTTAAGATAGAAGTATATGTGTTATCTACTGCGATAGCAGACTCTGCTAATTCCATATCAACCAAAATACCTCTATCATTTATATTCTGGTCAAGCACATACATCTTGCGCTCAATATCAGGAATGATATATGCCTCTAATCTCTTAAATATCTCACGCTCTGCAAGTACGTCATACTTGTTATATTCCTTATACATTTCCCACTTTTCAGGAGCATGTTCAGGATAATTCCGAGTACGCATGCCATTAACTCGAGTTGCTTTACATGGGCATGAGAAGTATTTAATAAGCGCTTTACCAGTATCTAGCTTTTTATCTGTAAGATTAAGAGCCTTTGATACTCCGTCCAAAGAAAGTGGTAAACCACAATACGCAGCTTTTACAGAGGTACAATACCACTGCTCTGCTGGAACATTATATCCTATACGCTTAAAGCTCAAGCGCTCAAATACTGCATTATGCGCCACTTTTACACAATCCGGGTCAAGCAAAGCTTCTTCAAACTCTTCAGGCATTTCTTCACCTTGAGCCAAATCTACTATCTTTACCGGGCCATCATCTAAAGCATATCCTATTATAAGAATTTCAAAGTCTGGTGACTCAATATACTTATAAGCTCCAGACTCTTTAATATCTACAGATGAATATGTTTCAACATCTATAAAAAGATTTTTTGCCATTATATTTCATTTATGCATTATAATAGGAGTATAGGCGGGACTCGAACCCGCATAACAGGCAACAAATCAATGCTACTCTGTGGTTTTACCATTAAACTACTATACTCATTAATGCAGAGAGGAAATTACATCATATCGTCATCCTGAACAGCATTATCTCCACCGAAATCTTCTTCAGCTGTTGAGCCACCAGCCAACATCTCTCCATCTTCGAGCTTCTGGAGATTGTTCAATCCAGCAGCGATGCCTTTGGATGAAACATTGAAAGCATAGAAGTTGATTGAAGCACGGCCATAACAACCCGAATAGAACTCGTCTCTGCTCATAATTGGATTGAGTGAGCGGTCCACAATGCTCGGCTGACGCATTGAGTTTGCATTGATGAAATAATGGTCCTCAAATGCTGGGTCATCCGGACGCTCTTCATCGCCATCATGTAGAGGCAATTTGAGGTTTGCTGGAATACGGCCATTCTTATCTGCGAGTTTTGTCTTACCTGCTTCTTTTGCAGCTTCTATGGCTTTCTTGATTTTGTCAATAGTAGCCGTATCGCTCTTAGGAATAAGAACGCAGGTATTGTACTTAGGAGTATCGCCCTCATTCATAGCTGTGGGCTCGAACACATTTACATAGCAAAATCTTACTTTGCCAGTTACAACCCTGGTTGAATTTACTTGATTACTCATTGTCTTTTAATTTAAGTTGTTATTATTACTTTTTTCTATTATTTCTCATATAACCTTTAAGCTTTCTATGTTTAGCTTTAAAGTTAATACAATTGATACCATAGCCAATCATATTATTGGGGGTCATGACCAAAAGCAATTCCTACCAATTTTGGTGATATAATAGAAGGATTACGTTCCATATTTTCTTAATGCTAAAAAATATTATTCGTCTTTGAAATCTAATTGTGCTTGAGCATATCCCATTGCTGGTCTCTTGTCTTCAAGCGGTACAAGAGTAGGTTTGCCTTGTGGCTTGATAACCACATCTGAGAGTATTTCCTCAAAACGCTTTTTGCCTACTAACTTCTCAATAGAAGTAATTGGCTTAAGTTTCATATTGAAAATCTCATCTTCTGAAAGTTCAGGGCAACGTGCAAAAATTGCATTAGAAGCTTGGTCTTCGTCAACCCATTTGTGTCGACTAATTCCTTCAACTAATTTAAGCCCCGGCCATTGCTTATTCTCGTTAATCGCTTTAGTTTGTGCATATTCTGTTATTGAATTAGCCCATTCTATAAGCTTAGGCACACGCTTAACTATATCAGCAATCTCATCATCGGTTAGCAACTCTGGGTCTGCAAATTCATGTTGTGCAATTTCGAGTTGTTGCTCATAAAGCTTACGACACTGATTACGCACAGCACAAAATCTGCACCAATCTCCAGCATTGAGTTCTCCTTTACCTTCAAAAGCAAGTTCAGCTCTTGGCCTAAGCTCCTCTTCTGCCCATTTGCGGAGTTCTTCAACAGATATTTGCCAACTTGATATATTGTTAATGCGAGGCTGTATAATAGTCAATCGCACTTCCGTTATATCATACATTGTATCATATTTCTGTAAAGCTCCAAGCCCATAAAGCATAAGTTGCTTATTCCATTCAGCATATACTGGAACACCTTTTCCATATTTTAAGTCAATAACTTCCATAAGGTTGTCATTGATAACAACACAGTCAGCTGTTCCAAAGCTTTCAGGCACATATTCTGTCAAATCGAGTTTCTGCTCAATTTCCATGACAGCTAACGGATTTTCAGTTTTTGCTTCAGCTAATTGTTCTGAGCAATAATCCGTATAGACAGGTATAACTTCAAGCATTTCCTCGCTGAACAAGTCATTTGCCATTATCTCTTCGAGCCTTTGGTCAAAGTCTTGCTCACTAATGCTATTAAGTGTATCTTTTCTCAGGTAAAGCTCTGAGAGCTCATGAGCTAATGTACCTTCTTCTGCATATACCGAAGACTTCTTTTCTCCGTATTCATCTTCAAGCTTGGCAGACGGAGTACAATTCAGCCATCTTCCTGCTCCAGAAGCCGAGAGGAGTGCATGACTCCTCTGACTATGTTTCTGTGGTTTAGTACTACTTGTCACTTGAGCTATATTCTTTTATCAATTTGCCAAATAACGGCATTGAATAGCATACTTAGCATAAAGCTCTGGATTTCTCTGCGAAACTTCTGAGCTGCTTTTTGCAATTTCTTTGTACTTGACATAGTTACAGTGACTCTAAGAAGTTATACATTTCATCATACTTAGCCGGGTCAAGTTTTGTTACGCTTGGAGCCCCAAGTTCATTGAGTTTTTGCTTGATTACGTCGCGATGCTCATTGACCTTTTTTGCAAGCATTCCGCGGACGTCCTCAATGCTCTTAGAGGCAGAAGAAGCAGCCGGAGCAGCAGGTGCTGAAGGAGCAGGCTTGGCAGCACTCTGAGTTTGGGCAGGTGCTGCAGGCTGGGAAGTAGGTTTTGCAAGAACTGGCTTTGCTGGCGTAGTAGGAGCAGGTTTAGAAGCCAGAGCAGCAGGTGCTGAAGGAGCAATAGCATTACCAAACAATGAAGTTAAAAACTTCTGCGTATTTTCAGGCAGGTTTACGCTAACCTCAACAGAAATTTTAATGGTTTCCATTTTCGTGATTTTTAATGAAGTTATCTAAATAGTTAATAAACTCGTTTACTGTCATATCTGGTACGTTTGAGAGCTTTTGGTGGATAAGCTCATTATTCTTATATATAGATACGTACACGCCTTTATAATTCAGCTTTACTTTATATTCGCCTTTCAGCATTGTTAGGCATCCATCTTCAGATGAACCTTTCCAAGTATTTGCTGAAAACAAATCAGTTACTAACACGCCAATATGATTGGCCAATCGCTCTAACTGTATAACATCCAAATTGGCTTCACCCTTTAACACGCGGTCAAATGCCTGTTTCGGATATTTAACAGTAGGAAATAACACCTTCGCTAAATCTTCCGTATTTAGCTTGTAGTGCTCAATTACATTACCTATATTAAATTGTTCCATATTTTGGTGAATTTTATTATCTTATTTTCGATATGCAAATATACAAACCATTCTCGAAAGAAAAAAATTTTTTCCATTATTTTTTGAGAATTTATTTGTTAAAAATAATTAAACAGTAATTTTAGTGCGGCTTTGAAATTGCGTAAACAAAGAAACAATAGAAACAATATCTCTATATATTTCAAACTTAATTTCTTAATTTCCGATTAACATTAATGTTAATAAGAAATATCAGTTTTTAATATGAAAAGATTTAATGAAATTATTGTTTCTTTGTTTATAGTATATATAAGTGATTAATTTTGAGCACTTTAGGCGTAAACAATGACTTGTTTATATTGTTTCTATTGTTTACCGCTTTATGAAGTATTTTGCACACAGCCATATAATTACTAAGGCTATGGCGGTTATCAGGTATTCACCAATATTAATTTTTATCTTTTGCCATTTAGTAAGCCGAGCTTCTACAGGGTATGCAACTTGAATTGTATCAACTTTTTCTCGCCAGAGAGTATCATGCTTTTCTATGTATTTATACAAGTATTTATATTTACTGAGATACACGGTATCGCCTTTGCGCTCTACATAGATTGAATCTCTATGATATATGCTATCAATTTTGGTCTGAGATAAGTAAGTAGTATCTCTTTTCGTTGTTTCCACTGGCACATATTGAATTGACTTACAGCTATATAATATAGTGGCTAAAAATATAAGTGTAATTATTCTCGCTAATTCTCGCATAATCTTTGAGTTTTATTTGTTATTATTCATATTTAATATAAAAACCATTCTCGCACATAAGAAATTATTGCGAGAATGGTTTTTATACACTTCAGAGGTCTTTATACTCGTACTTAGCATCAAAGCTGGGGCATGCCTTAGCTGCAAATTCTCTGTGTCCATGAATAGTAGCATTTGAGTATTTTACCTTTAAGCTTTTCAGCAATTCGAGTAAAGATTGCTTTTGGGCCTCAGTGCGCGTATCTTTAGGAGTTTTACCGTCTTTAGCAACGCCTCCTACATAGCATATTCCTATAGAATTTGCATTTTGACCTGAGCAGTGGGCTCCAACTACACTTTCATCTCTGCCTTTATGAACAGAGCCATCGAGCTCAATCACATAATGATAACCAATATCTTTCCAATGATTACCATTCACATGCCAATCTCGTATAGTCTCAGTTTTAACATCTCGTCCTTCAGGAGTAGCAGAGCAATGGACTATGATTTTATTTATCTTTCTCATTTCTTTTTATCGTTTAAGGTGATTATTTTTGTTATTTCATTAAGTATCTCGTGGCCTTGCTCTGCAGTAGCTGCTTGCACAATCTTTTTTACTATATCAGGTACATCTGCAGCATGAGCTTTTTTACGTTTGCTATTTTCAACCACAGATTTACCCTCAATATATATAACTGCAACAGTACATAGAATTGTGGCAAATGGAATTATATAGAATGATAATAAGCTTCCAAGTATATCAAACATAAGAGCAAAAAGCATTAGCCTTACATAATCGCCGATTTTTGTAATTGTTCTACGAAATCCATGCGACATCAATGCTTGGCCAAGTGCTTTTGCTGTTGTTGTTCCACTCCAAAAGTCTACGATACTGCTTAGTATCATGAAAATCCAGCAGATTAAAATAATGCCAACTCTAATAGCTATGAAAAACATTAGCCCGTCAAAGTTCTTTGCTTCAATCAGTTCTAACATACTATACGAATTTTTCCCAGTCCAACTTGATTGCTTTTCCGATTGCGTCAGCAGTCCATCTGCAGAAAATCATTCCCTCATAGCCATCTGGGTCATTTGCTACTTTATAAGCAGCTCTGAGGCATGATGCTTCATCTTTTAGAGGGTCTGGATAGAGGTCTGCGTAATACATATTAGCAAGATACGCCGCATCTCCGTGTGTTACATGACTAGGAATTGCCAGACCAAGGCTTTCCATAGACTTCTTGACTTGAGAAGTTGTCCATGTGTGCTGTTGGCCATTTGCATTTTCCATCATTTTACTTACGTGCTAATTATCTATATTCCTGCGCAGGAAATATATTCTTTTTTTATATTTTAAGATATATAATAATCCCCAATATCTATCCTTGTCCCTTCTACAAATCCGAGGTCAAGTAATGTGTTCCACATTTTGACAGCCCAAATATAGGAAAGCAGATTGTTTTGATGAATTTTATCTGAACCAGGCCAAAACAATTCCTCATAGTCTCCAGCATTATATTGACTGTCAATCAGCCCCATTCTTTGCCCGTCATATACCGCTTGGCCTTGTGTATAGGCCCTTAGATTGAGGTATCTTCCATTAAAAAGGATATTAGCTGCCCTGACCAACTCGTCCGTTGTTCTGGTTAATGCTGTTGAGCAAACAATATATTTGTCATTAAAGTTATATGCTGCAGCCTTGACCATCTGTACCCATTCCTGCTCGTCCGTATATCCTCCGTTTTGCCCGGTAAACCAAATATGGGGATAATCCCTGTCATCATAAAAGGCATTGTCAAAGAACACTTCCCCAACCCCGACTTTAACGGATTCTCCTGATTCATTCCTTGTAAATTTATATCCGGTCGAGGTAGCCAAACTGTCTATATAAATTGTTCCTTGCGGTATGCTTATGTAGTCACTGCATTTATACGAATTCGATGAAACGTAAGCGCCTGAATTATTAACATATCCACTTAATATCGCTTGTTCTGTTATATCGACAGCAGAATCATTTATTGTTATATGAGCTTCTCCAGTTTGCGGATTATTTATAGTAAACCTATAATAAGCTGCATTGCTTGGAATATTATAAGTCCCATTATCAGACAATGACGAGATAAACGCTTGTTCAGATGTATAAAAAGCTATACCGACAGCGTTTGTACTTGCTTTTTCCAAAGTTCCTAAAATTCCACAAATGGTAACTTTAGTTCCACCGTTTGGTAAGCTATTATATGGAGTTTGAGCATAACCTCCACTTGCCAAAATCCATTGGCTTTCAAGAGCGCATTCAACTGACCCACTTTTTGGAATTGTAAATGGAGCTTTTACTCTTATTCCTAAACCTCCCGCTCTTGTCAAATTACCAATTATATTTTCTCCTCCCATATTTCTTGAAATAATAGGGTCATAACCTTGAGCAGCAAGAATACTGTTGAATTCTTTTACAAGTAAACCCGAAGTATTTCCTGCCAAAGAATCACCACATATAACTAATCTTTTCGTTATAGCTTTTTTAGTAATACCAGTAGAATATACCCTAACAACATTATCATCATATTCGGGTCCATCTAATGACTCATTTAATTTGATATTTACTATTTCCACTTTACTATACTGACTGTAATCCCTTAGGAAAATATTGCTTGCTTCTGTGGTTATATTCCTTATATGCCCTATATATTCCCCATCCCCATAAATAGAGCAAGCTTCATATTGGGATGCTTGAGTTGACAAAGGAATACCATTAAATAATCCTTTTAGAGTTACAGATTCATAGGCTGTTATATCAATTTTATCTGTACATTTTGTTCTTTGAACAGAATTATAACCATATAAGAAGCCATTAGGATGGTTAGTATCTATTTTCCACCATCCGTTTAAAAGATTGGCAAATAACTTAGAAAAAATATTTTCATCTGTACCATTTATTCTAACATTAATTGAATCAATAGAGTTAGTGTTATTAGATACTCTTTCATCTATATCATCTATGCTATTAGTAATACCAGTAGAAATTCCTTTTAATGCTATAGTATTGGCTTTTGCGCATAGTATTATCGCTCTAAGATTTAAATGTGCTTTATATGGAGTTAAATCAATCTCAGCATCATCTGTTGTGGTTATCTGTTTGTAATCAACTTTAGAATCTCCGTCATATAAAGAAAGACTTGGAACAATAGTGCTGGAATTTGTGTAGGCTGCGCCATTTGCAGCCCCGTTCACAATTAACCTATCATAAGAAGCTATATCGTTAAAATGATAAACCTTATTAGTAGAGACAGCATTAGATGATGTTTGGAGAATATTATTAGTATAATCCCATCTTCCTGCTTCTATTTTATCTTCTTTAATAGTTTCATTACACCCTTTTAAAAATTTCATAGTGGATAATCTTGCATTTTCTGCCTTTGTAATGAATCCTATGGATTTACCTTTTACTATAACATCTTTAGCTTTAACACCGTTCACGATAGCAACCATACCTTTCTTATCTGATACTTTACTTAAATTTATTGTAGTTTCAATATCAGAATTAGAAGCATTTAAATAGTATAATGGCTTATCTTTATATACAATACTAATAGATGGCCTTTTGTCAGAGGCAGTTGATATAGAGCCTGTTACTGTTCCAATTATAGTTAAATAATCAAAGCCTGAAACATCATAATATAATGCATGATAATTTGTAGGATATGTTCCTTGTGTATCAATTGCATTATCTGTAAAATTATATAATCCATCAACAGAAAGAATTGGGCATAATTGTACATTCTCTGAATCATATTTCAAAGCGATATTATTTGCCGAGATAATGTTTAGAATATTAATGTAATCATCTTTTGAACCTACATCTAATGAAATAGCAGCCCATTTACTGCCATTATAAATTATCACAGATAATCCTTTTTCTAATTCTAAGCCACCAAAATTAGAATATATTCCAGCTTCTGATGCAAAGTAAAATACAGGACCATCTGGTGCACCAGGGTTAGTCGTAGGAATTGCTACACCAACAAATGTTGCATTTTCTCCGACAGTATTTACAATACTATTAAGAGTATTTTTCAAAACTGCTCCAGTTATTTCTTGATTGCCGTTTGTTTTTATAACATCGGCAATAGCGGATTTTAATGTTGTCCAGTATGCCATTTTTATTCTAAATCAAAATCGTTATTATAATCTTCGTTAAAATCTCCACCAACCAATTCAGTAGTATAACCTCCTATATTAGCTATGACAGTATCAGTTTCAAACTCACATTCAACTGCTGCTAAATCTCCTTGGTCTTCCCATTCAGGCTCCATGCTAAATGTAGTCAAATCATAGGTTTGCAATTTACTTGTAATTTGTTTGCTTTCGCATAGTCTTACAATTCTAAGTGCATCGCATAGATATTCAGGAGCTACGAATGTAAACTTATAAATTTTTTTGCTTACCTGGCTTTCAATAAAGGTATAACCCATTCGTTCAGTAGCTTCTTCCTCAAAGTCATATTCAGGTTTACCGATTTGTGTATTCAAGTAGCATCTAAATTTGAAATTATCAGAAAAATCTACTATGCCATTTTTAAGCTCAAAGTTATATGAGTTGTAATACTCAAGAAGCAGATAATCGTCTACCTTATTAGTTACAGTAAATATGTCAGAGTATATAGTTCCTAAGTCTGATATTGAAATAGCTAGATAATATAAACCTTCATGCTTTATTTCAACTATAGGAAGAGTACCAGGGTATTTAAGAAGCTTGAAGCCAGTATATGACTTAATAGTCAAGCCATTTTCTTTCATACTTGTTGTTATAGTGGTATAAGTCCCTGTATTGTAATTATATAATCTTACCCAGTTTATAAATGTTCCACTAGCAAGAACTACTTGAAAAGGCAATAACATATTCTTATAGGTTATTAGCGGATAAACCTGGCCAAAAGCATAATCTTTACGATGATTTTGCAGCTCAAGATTATCGTAAAAAGGCAATGGCGATATGTTATTATTCACTAACTTCATGCTGCTAATTTAGTGATTATAAATAATATATAAAAATTTTCTAACGTATTTAACATAAGCATTATTCCGGCTTGTAAAGCAGATTTACTTTAGCGATTCTTGTGTCTAAACCAATAGATATTTCATCTATTTTGCCGTTTCCGAATGATGTTTTAATAAGTTCTAGCTCGTCTAGGTCTTCTTCTGTAGGAAATTCTATAGTGTGTTTCATACATTTTTTTATGTCCCTTGCATATAAATAATTAAGCACGTTAGACTCTATGCTATAGGCTGGCATATCCCAAAGATAGAAATTCTGCAAGTATATCCATGATGCATACCAATTTTGTACTATAGCCTCATAGGAATCTCCATTTTCATCTATAAGGCCATCTACTGTTATTATTGGTAATTCTAAATTTTGGCCATTTTTAACCGGGCATAATAGAACAAAACCGTCTTCTGAAAAGTTTGTTGGATTAAATAACATATAATCCACATCAGATGAAAACTGTCCAATGTTTATTTCTTCTGTTTTATCTTTTTGTATATAATTAGATTTCACATCAATGGTTACACCACCAAACAAATCGGTTACATCGTCCATCCATGCAAATTCGTATCGCTGATTTAGGTCTGATTTTTCAAACTCTACTTCAGATTGGAAATAAGATGATAGCTTCTTATTAAATTGGTCTGTAAGTTTAGTAAAATCAAGCTGATAGCTTGACCTACTAGAATAGCTTCCACCATTCATAAAGAAGTATACGTGCTCTATTTTGAATTTATTGTCTTCAATATACCAATAACATCTAAAGCAATCACGCAACATTTTCATAAGCTCTTCGAGTGAAGTTTCAGCTTTCTGAGCAGGCCGGTCATAATCACCTTTTAATATATTGGTTTTTTGTGTAATATACACATAAAATCTTGCTAATCCTAGTGGATTAGTTGTGCCATATAAAAATTGGCTATATTCTGCAGTTGGCTCATGTGATAATGTAGGGTCTATTTTCTTGAGAATAGCCTTTATGGCCGCGCCAATAGAATAACTATCTTTTAATACATACTGTTTTCTTAATTTTTCTTCAAAATATTCATAAAAACTATCATATACATACCACAGTGAAGCATTTGCCCATGAATTTTTGCTAATAGGCAAAGGTCTTCCTAAACCTGCACTACTAGGAATAAACTGGTTAGTAAAATACTGTCCGTAATCATTTAGACCATATTTTGTTGGCTCATCTACTGCTCTAGAAGTACAAAAGAATAAACCTCCTTTTAAGCCAATACATTTTTTATAGTTTCTATTATCAGTGACAAAATCATCTGATGGTAAATTATAGGTATTTTTAACACCTTCTGAGTCTTCTACAGTATCTACATCACAAAGTAAGCGCCTATATATTCTATATGTAAACAAATTACTTATAGTACATGAGTTTTTAGCATTTTCCACATCTATTAGTTTAGAGGTATATCTTAAGTGTTTATCATTAGTGTAATCTCGGTCTTTTGAAAACAGCGTTTCATCATCGATATTAACAGCTGTTTCAGATTTATATAGTACTTTATTATCTGAATTTCTTTTTATCATAATAAAGTAGCTTACATCTGTAAATGGTGGTTGAGCATCAGGATTTTTCTCTAAATAGCAAGTATAGCCATTCCAGTTGCTATAATAACCATTAGTTCCGGCATATACGCCATTAACACCTGCTTTGTTAGAATTTTCTATGTAAAATTCATTACCAGATTTTATATAGGAAAAATAGAAGTTATTTATAAGCGCAGCATTGTCATCTATACTTTCATTCACATCATCTTCCCAATAGGTACCACCGAAGAAATTAGTTATAGAATTGGCACCACGGACATAAACTTGCATGAGTGAGCGTTTATGCAAGTTTATTTTTGATATTTCAGGAGCAAGTTTTATAAGGTCATAAGTATTTTCATATTTATTCATGACCTCTGTATAGTTATCTATTGTTGTAGTTTTAAGTTCACATTTCTTTTTATCGTGGTCAAACTTGCAATCAGTTTTATTAAATTCACCTTTATAGTACTCAACCCATTTTTTAGAAGTTCTATTGTATTTATCAATAATAAATATGAGTTGGTCCTCAAGACTTGACTGCTTAACAATTTCATAAGCATCGCCAAACAGGTTGATTTTACCATCCATAGAAATACGGAAAAATTCTTGCCCACTCTCTTTGGCGTATTTCTTATTTAAGTCCTTAAAATGTGGCTCTACACTTTCAACAAAGTAGATAAAATTGGTATCTTTCTTTGCTACAAAATTTGTATCGAGTGAAGTAAATCGTACGGCCCAATATTTTGCATTAGAAGGCGGAGTTATAATCTCATTATTTACATCCGCTAAAGTCTTAGAAGATATGAAATTCTGGTTTTTATCATAAAAGAAAATAGCATTATAATAGTAATAAGATATTAAGTTGAAAAATATCTGTTTACCGGCCTCTAAACTATTTTTATAAGGTGATGCATATATTCCTGATGATGCATTATGATAAATATTTCCATTTATATCTATATCAGTATCTTGCGACAAATATGTAGTACTCAATTTGCCTATATAGAAATTATATCTAGGAGGTATCATATCTTTTAGTTTTTAATTATACGTTTAACATTCCTATGTTGCATTATAACAGTTCCATCTGGCATAGTATAATACCTTGTTTCATTCTGCTTTCTAATGCTTCGCACGTCATCCTCAATTTTAGAGAGGTCCATATTATTATTAGAATTAAGAGAAATATTTAGCTTATCAGAATTACCAAATGCATTTAAATACTTATCTTCGAATGTTCCTTTGTTGAAGCTATCTATTACATCTGGTAGTATCTTACGATATTTTCTTGTTCTTTGCTTATTAATGATAGCAAGAGCCTCACCACCTTCAGCTTTCATACGACGCTTCTTTTTATTCTCTACGCCCAAATCGATGTCATTACCTGATGCGTGAGAACCTCCTTCCAAGAACTCAAGACCACCTTCACCATATTCTTCTGATTGACTTGCGGTTACCTGCTTAGCTTTAACTTTCGCAACAGCAAATGAGGTCCACATCGTAGCAATAGCAGCCAATGCAAGGGCTGGGCCGACGATAGGTATTGAAGAGAATGAGCTCCATAAATTAGCAGAAGCAGTAATAAGTGAAGATGCTTGAATTACAGTATTAAGATTTTCTTGACGCTTTTGGGCAGCAGCAAGCATTTTCTGTTTTTCTTGCTGGTTTTTCTTTTCTTGTTCAAGTTCTTTTTTAGCTGTTGCTACATTGTTAGCATATCCATTATTTCTTGCTTCTACTTCTGCATCGTAAGCACTCTGTGCAGCTTCTACTCTTTTTTCTGCAGCTTCTACAGCTTGTTCTGCTAATTGAACTTCGGCATCCATTATAGACTGAAGTTGTTCAATTACTATATTAACTGCATCTCCAAGAGCATCTATCTGGTCATCGCTAAATCCAAGCTTTTCAAGTAAAGTACCTCCTAAACCTTTTTTGCCAATATTCATTATGAAGTTATCAAGCTCAGATAATTCACGGTCTATTCCTTTTACGGTAGATTTAGCAGCATCTATTTGAGCTTGACTCCAATCAAGTCCACCAGACTCAGCAAGTCTTATCTGTTCTTGCCATCTGGCTTTTTCTTGCTCAAGCTTAAATCGTGTTATTTCTGTTTCACTTCGCTTAACTTCATTGAATATAGCTTCATCTAAAGCCTGTTGCTCATCAAAGCCTGTCAATTCAAATGAACCTTTAATCTGAGTTGCAGATTTATCAAATTTAGAATTAATAGTAGATGTGCTTACTTGCTGTTCTGCGGGTTTAGCAGCATTTTGTGCTAAAGCTAATTGTCTACGTACTTCATTTTGCTGAAGTAGCAAATTAAGTTCATCTTCGCTGCCTTTTTTAACAAGCTCAAGCTGATTTTCAATATCGCGCTCTCTTGCATCTAAGATTTTCTGGTCATACTCACTCCACAGCTCAAGTTTTTTCTTGTTGAGCTCAATAAGTATTTCTTCTTCAGAACGAGCTTGGTCATCTCCTGCCTCTAATAATCTCTTATTAGTATCAAGTATCAAGGCATATTCCAAATCAAGATTTTCTTCCATGAGTTTGCGCTCTTCTACTAATGAGGCTTCCATCTGAGAAGCGTCGCGTGTAACTACTACATTGGTAGTTACAGTAGACTCTTGATTTTGAGCTGCTTCAGTTGCTGCACTAGTATCAGTAGGATTTATAGTATTACGCCGCGTCTGCAAAGAAGCAACTTTTTGCTCATTCTGAATTTGTTGTAATTGAAGGTCTAATGCTCGTAAATTATTAGCAATAGTCTTAGTTATAAGCTCTTGCTGCCTATCAATTTGTTTCTTCTGGTCTTCAGTAAGCTTTTTATATTTTCCATCTACATTTTTAACATATTCTTCGTTAAGGCGATACATCTCACGAAGCTTGTTATTTTCATCCTGAACCTGGTCAGCTGCAGCTTTACGCCTTTTAGCATATTCATCTTTAAGTAATTCAGTTACACTTTCCTCGTACTCTCTTTGTATTTTTATATCATTCTGGTTTATAGTACGAGTTAAATCGCGCGGTTCTCTCGCGCGTGTCTTATGCTTTCCTTCTATGCCAGCAGCTTCAAGTTGGGCTTTAGCAGCTTTTTCATATCCAGCCGCTAAATCAAAATATGCATCTCCTGTTTTCTCTGCAGCATTTGCTTCATCATTGAGGTCTTTAATTCTCTGTTGTCTAAAATCTTCTGCAGATACTTGGTCAGCTACCTGTAAATTAGCTGCAGATGGTCCTACGCCAAATTCATCAGTAGCTCGTAAACTAGATTGTACCCACCAGTTTTTGAATTTATCCCAACCTGATGGGCCTTTACCTGCTTCTGTTTCTGCTTTATTTCTAGCAATTAAAGCTTTTTCATATTCATCTGCGGCTAATTTTTGAGCAGCGGCGGCTTTAGCTCTTAATTTAAGAGCATTGATTACAGCTTCAGTATTATCTACAAATACGTTTTCAGCATCTGTTACATTATTAACAGATACTCCAAGCTGGTCAAAATTAGATTTGTTATCTTTAATCCACTGGTCTTTTTTAGCAGTAGTTTCAAGATTTTTCCATTCCTGTTGTAGCTGTTTTAGTTTTACAATGTTATTACCGTAGCTATTATTAGTATCTTCAAGTTCTTTAGCTATATTATCAAGAGCCTCAGTTGTAGATATAACAGCATTTTTTGCTTTGAAAAGATTACCAACCCATGTTATAATCTGTTTGTCAAACATGGAAAATACAGTAAGTAATATAATAAGCGCAGTATTCCAGCTAAACAAAGCTTTAACTATTGAGCCTGTTACATTTACAGTTGCTTTACCTTCTGCAGCTAATAGCTCATTTTGTCTTCTTAGTCTGTTAATTTCATCAACTACCATAGGTATATTATTCGATATACCTAAGAAGAATGTATTAAGCGATACAGCTGCAGCAGGTAATTCTCGTACTACTTGAGAAATAGAAATACCTAAGCCATCCCATGTTTTTTGGTAATGGCCTACAGACAATCTATAACTACCTGTTGCTTCTTGCAATTTTATCATTTGCTGATAAATTGCATTTGTCTCAGCTTCAAGCTTTTTACCAGAGTCAGCAGCTTCTCTCTCAGCTGCAGACATCTGATTAAGTCGTATTTTATTTAATGCATATTGAGCTGAAAGTCTATTATAAGAACCTTCTGCAGAATTAGCAATTGTAGCCTGTAATTGAGCAATCTGATTTGCTTCTCGTATTTGAGTTGAATAAAGTTTAAGCTGCTGATTTTCTTCTGACTGAGCATAGGCAAGTTTCTCTTGAGCCTGAGCTAATGGGTCTACTGTAGCTTTCTGCTGTTTTCTAGCAGAAGTAAGCTCAGCAATCTTAGCTTTCAATTCAAGTAATCTTTTACCTTCATCTGACTGTAAATAAGCTAATCTTTGCTCTGTCTTTTCTACTTCAGACAGAGTTTGGATATGAGGCTTCATTTGGTCATCAAGGGCCTTAATCTGATTTTTCAAATTAAGAATATCATTGAGTAGCTGTTGCCCCATTTCGCTATCTGCTCTTTCAGCCGCAGTTAAAGACTTATATAGCTCAACTGTTTGCTTTAGGTCAGACTTAAGACGGTCATAAGAAGATATAGCTTGCTGGATATAACGCTGCTGTTCTACAGTTGCTCTATTAGCATCTGAAGTTTGTGCTTTAAGCCAAGCAATCTGTTTACCTGTATCAGATAAAGCTAATTTAAGCTCATTCTGAGCTCTTTCAAGTCTTGACGTAGATGCTGTTGCTTCATCAATAGCTTTACGCCCTTCACTTGTAGCTCCACTAGCAGATTTAAGAGAATGCACAATCCTATCTGCACCTGCCCTGATAGCATTTACCATTGTCTCGTATGACTGATTGAGCTCGCCAAGTTGTTTGACAAGCTTTTCAATCGAGTCATCCGGCTCAATTATATCGCTATATTTTATCTTATCGTCTTCAGCCATAATTATTTCCTTTTATGCCGTTTAACACTCTTGCTTTCTGCTTCTAATTGCTGTTTTATATTATCAACAGCATTATAGAATTGAAGTACTGTCATCTTTTTAGCATCCATACTTGTTTTTTGAGCTATCAAAAGACAAGTACTTTCAAATTGCTTATCATATTTTATCTCAACAGACTCACTTCCTATATATGATTTTGGAGAATGCATATTAAGCATTATCATATCTATAGTTTCTATCTGTTCAGAGTTATCTGTGTCATTTATCATAGAGTCCAACACAAGAAGTGTTCTTTGCTTTAACTTATCGTATGCATCTTTTTCCTTTGGATTTACAAAATCACCCGGAAAGTAAGTTTCTAGTTCACTTGTGACTTTTTTTTTAAGCCACAAAAGAAAATCTATGACTTTAGAATGCTTTATATCTTTAAGGTCCTGAAGCAATTTTTTAAGGCCATCGTCTGATAAATCATTGACTTCTTTTCCATCTACACTGTATATAAGAGCAGCAAAAGCTAAGTACCTCGGTGAAATTTCACTGTTCACCATATACATATTTTGCCTCATGTTTTGCAGTTCTTGCAAAGCTTTTTTGGCATTATTACTTTTAATGAATTTGGCAACACGAGTTATATGAGCATCAATATCATCTGCGTCTGAGCCAATTCCAGAGTCTATAAGCAAATACTTATTGTACTTCTGAAAATTTACAATAGGCATTTCATCTATGCTGTCATATACCCGTACGACTTTTTTATTTACTATCAGGTTTTTCATATTAAAATTCGCGTTATAGGGGTTGATATGATAGGAATAAGTATAATACTCATCTCGTTAAAGAAAATAGCGAGAATGATAGCGAGAATAAGCGACGTCCAAAAGCTTAAGCAAAAGTCACAATCGAATAATTGAGAAATAAGCTTAGGAGCTCTGGTAATTATCTCATCGCGCACACCGAGTTTTCCAATTAGCAAAATAGCAAATGCTGCTGCTAAGGCTATATATATTAAAGCCGAAAGCATTGTTATAAAATATACCGTTGACATAATTCTCTAGTTGTTAAAGTAAATTCAATTCGTATTCCTGCATAAGGGTACATAAAGAATTGTTTATCGATATCTTGTATACCTTCTCCTTTATAAGTATAGTTATTATAGATTTTCTCTATTGAATAACCTTTGTATATATTTTCAAAGCGCTCATATATATCATTTATAACGAGCTTACCAGTTGTAGTGATAAGACCCGGAGTAGTTAATACTCGCATAATTTCATCTTTTACTTCTTCTGTATGCATAACAGTTTCATCTTCATAAATACTACTGAGGTCATACCAAAATATAATAGCCCCGCTGAAAGTATATTGTGGCAATGATTGAACTACTTCAGTAATCTTTTGTGGGTCATAAATATCAAACCATGAAAAATTGCCAAAGTTATCATTTGGTAAAAGCGACACATATTCTCCGTTGCCATTATACATTGCAGGGTATATAAACTTATTACCATCTGGCCTGTGTTCTACGAGCTTATATGCTCTACCAAATGCATAATTAAGCCACTTAAGTCTGTTCATAAGTGACTTTTGCATATCCTGTAATATCTTATCAAGCAATACAGGGTCTTCCTTAAATCTTATTTGTACTGAGTTTTCCTTCATTTCCTTATTGCCTGTTTTAATCGTTTAACTAATTCTTTTCTTATATGAGAACGAACTATTCTGGTAAAGTTTTTATCCGTTAAGCGAAAAATCTCTTCACCATATTTCTCAATAAGCTCAGATGTTTTTTCATCACTTGCGGTCACATAAAAACCTTCTGAGTCAAATACTACAAACATAGACTCATGAAAAGCACCTGTGTCTCGCAATGTGACCCTTGTAGTAGGCTGACCTTTTTTCTTTTTTATTTGTATGGTTTTAGGCTTATATGGCATATAATCCATTATCTTTTCACCTCTACCGTTGATACCACGACGATATAACTGGTCATCTGCTATAGCTGATACTATTACATCTTCTTTGTCACGCACAATATCTTCTAATAGCATAGGCAAGCTATCCTTAAAACTTCGCAGCCTATATTCCAGATTGCGGAGTGTCGCGTTATATCGTTTTACAGCCATACTTATACAGTTCTATATTTAATGCCATTGTTTCGGCATGGCAAACATACTCTATCAATTCCAGAAGTACTTAGCTTAATGGCCTTGAAAGCCATATCTAACTGATAACTTAAACCTGATTTTTTCATAGAAGAAGAGTCGCCATCTACCTCATATAGTATATCAAGTCGAGAAGCATTGATTGAATGCCTATTTGTTCTTACATTAGAGTTGTATGCAAATTCACGTAACATATCTACGGCTACCTGCTTAGCTATGACATCTTGAAACATCATTCTCTGCTCAACTATAAAGTCTGTAATATCACAGCTTACAGTAACTTCTAAGTTTAATCCGTAGTTATTATCATAGGTATATTGATTGTTTTCAACGTCCCACAAATGTAAGCTTTCGTCTTCTATACTTATAAGTTCTTCATTTACGAAGAATGGATGAATTTCAAGATATTTAGACCATGCCATCCAAGCAAGTAATTCTCTACGCGAGCATGAGCCACAGGGCTCTTTTGACCAGTCTTTATCTTTTCTGATAGCTTGGCTTCCCTCTGGAAGTTCGGACTGAAAATAGCATAAATACCAACTTCCTCCTGCATCATTATCTTCACTTTGATATGGCAAATAGAGGTCATCGACTGTAAACCATTCAGCGCTATTATCTCGTATCTTATTAAGCTTTATAATCTTTACTGGAGCATCCATACTTGAATGCATAAGATACAAAATATATTCTCCAGCCTTAGTAAACTGAAGGCATATTTTATTTATCTTTGTGGTTACGCCTTTTGCTCGTACTGGTATAATTTCAAAGCCAACTAGATTTTTCTTATTCTTTACAGTATCTACTAATCTACCTGTTCCATCAAACAGAGTACGACTTTCGCATAATGGCTTGTTTGTTCCTTCTACCGTTTTTTCATTGCAGTATCTAGCAATAGCCTTTTGAATGCTTGCTTTTGTTTTGCTCTCAAGCCATTCAGAAAATAAATTGGTTTCAACCCAATACTCAGACTCAATATCAGGCTGTTTTCCTTGTGCTTTTTGAAGCGCTTTATATTGTGTTCCTTGATAATCAACCACATTGCCTTTGCTATATTCCTTTTCAGAATTGTATTCTGGAAAAGTGATATTCTTAAAATCCGGAGCAATACATGACATACTCTGCAAAGTCAGCAAAGGATGAATTTGTTGAAAATATAGGCCACTTTCACTCACGGTTAAAGCATCAGATATTTTTAAGTCTGATGTATCATAATTCTGCTCCCACCCAATAAGATGTAACAGTTTTTCTTGTATATCGCTGGCTCTAACCATAATTCTTAATTTTTAATGAAAAATAGGAGGCCACTATCGCCTAGTGGCTCAGTGTGCCTCCTACCAAAGCTAATAACAACTCAAAGATTTGCTATCGGTTTATCATTCTCCAACTTCTGCAGAAGCCTCCTTAGTATTAACCGGATTGTCTTTTGTGTTCATAACAACTACAGGCTTAGCATAAACAGCATCTTTACTTGATACGTTGAACGCCAAAACAGGACTGGCTAATGTAGAAGGAGAACTGTTATAGGCGGTAAGGAATGCTACATCTACGGCAAAACCATAGTGCTCTTTGCGAGTGCGGGTCATATCTGCAGTAGCAGCTCCTGCAATAGCACCGTAGTCACCTACAGAATCGTAGAAGTATGTGCCAACAGGCATGTTAAGCATAGGCAAAGTAGCAATACCCCACTCATGACCATCACCAGATACAGTACCTAGCAAGCAGTCACGCTCGAAGCGAGTCAACATTCCAAGAGAGCCAGCATTTACAGCATAACCTTGAGCATACTTACCACTAGCGGCCGCAATGTTATTTGTCAGGTGAACAATTTTTGTGCCAAATTCATTCTGCTTGTTTACGTCATTGTAAAGACCGTGCTGCTGCAGTTTACGCATGATAGACTCAACTCCAGGGTCACCTACGATATGTAACTGGCCATAAAAATCATTTGCCCCCATCATGACCTCGAGGTCGCCAAATACATTTTCACGCTCTGTCCACTTAGCATTAACAGCATTAGAAGAAAAGTCATAAAGCAACTTATTCTTCAAAATCTGAGTTTTGCTAGCAGCAAGTTGAGCAAGTGCGGCTTCATCAAGCTTCTTAGCAAATGCATACAGATACTTCATAAATTTGGTTTCAAAATCTTTTTGAATGCCAATTTCATTGTTCATGTACATTGCCGGAGCAATAGTAAATCCCCACGCATAAGTGGCAAATGTGATTTGAACCATCTTAGAAGTGTTTTCACTGTCGGCGATTGTCAAGGTGCGAGTACTACCGATAGTAATATCAGCATCGTAGTCAATTACCGGAGTTTCCAGCGTGTTACCGATGGAGGTCCTTGCTTTTTGCTTTAGTTCCTCAGTGAGGATGCCAGTAGGGTCTTCAGACTGCACCATAAAAGCGTTCAGCGCACCGTACCTACTGGGGCGATACTCAAACTTATCAAGGTTAGAGTTCGCACGGATGTTCTGGATACGTGTTAAAACTAGACTCATAACTTTTAAGTTTTTTAATTGTTAATACTTATGCTAATATGGTGCATTACCCTTTTACGCCTCATAGCATTTTTCGTTTATCTTTTAGGATGTGCCATTTTATCTAATAGGCAAACTTGCCACATTGTTTTCAGTTCTCAGTTTCATTGACTGGTCTGCAAATTTCTGTGAGTCGCGGGTCAAACCATTTGCAAGCAGATGTGCCTCAATGGCTTTATCGGCTTCAACTTGGCTCTTAATGCCAGATAAGTCAAGTGTTCCGTCTGTTCCGCCTGAACCGGACCCGAAATCTCCTGTTCCACCACCTGTCTGCTGACGGCCTGTGTCAATTACGTCTTTAAGCGACGTTTCCATTACAAGCTCTTGTATCGTATAAGGATTAAGATTGTTCTTCGGATTGTTAAGGATATTACCATCTGCACCGCGAATAACAAGTTTCTTTCCTCCTTGGCCGTCCTCTATGAAACCAGGAGTACCTTTTGCAAGGACTTCTGCTTTTGCAGCATTGAGCAGCGTCTTCTGAATAGGCTCAGTAATACCACTCTTAAACTTAAGACCTGCCGTAGCAGCTTGAAAAGCATAATCTACATGCGTGTCCTTAATAATTTTATCAAACTCTGCCTTTTTGGTATTGAACTCAGTTTCCTTTGTCTGAAGCTGAGTTTGAAGCTGAGTTACTTGAGCTTTAGCATCTTTCAGCTGTTGCTTCAAAGTTTCATCGCCAGCTCCTTTTTCAAGTTTAGACTGGAGCTCTGCAACCTGTGCTTGAGCAGCAGTAAGCTGAGTTTGAATTGTTTTTGCAGACTCTGCTTTAGTTTTGTACTCGCCAAGTACGCGCTTAGCATAGTCGTAACTTTTTTCACCATCTTTCTTTTTAATGCCTGTAATGCCAAGAATATCAGTGTCATACTGACCGTGCAATGCACCGATTTTAGTACCTATAACGGTATTCTCATCATTTCTTGACATCTCAGCAATTGCATTCAGCTGGTCATCTGTAAGACCTGTTAAAGCTGAACTCTGTCGTAGCATCTCAATTGTTAACATATAGCTTTGTTTTTATTGTTAATTACTTTTGTACTAACTCTGCAGCATCTCCGTATGGGTCATGCAAGGCCGCCATAATGGTATAACCAAGGCCTTTATACGTTTTCTTGAAAAGCTGCCACTCTGCGAATGTGAACATTTGAGTATATGCTGGTGACTCTTCTTTGCCAGTCATTGGATTAAACCTACGACCACGCACGATTGACAAGTGCACCATCTTCTCAGTACCCGGCTTAGGAGTATAATCACTCTTAGCCTGTGTTTTCAATGCCGATGATTTTTCTTCGATAACATCATCAACATCTACTAGGAAAAGAACTACCTCGTCAAGCTCTTCCTGTAAGTCGCTTGTCCAAGCTTTTCCGCCTTTAGCCTTAGCAGCTTCTAGTTCTGCTTTACGCTCTACGGCCTTTTTCTTATAAGACTTAACATCCTCAAGACTGAGTGCCTGTAGTTGCTGAAGTTCTAATTTCTGTAACATATTCCAAAAGTTTTTTGTTTATAATATCTATTTTTTCTCTCATTGGCTTATTTGAAGCAAACTCAATTATGTTAATGTTCTCACGTTCAAATTTTTCGATTAAAGTACTAAAATTTATTTTAAGCTTTACCAAATTTTCATTTAATAACTCTTTTTCATACAATTTTAACACCTCATCCAACGTTTTATGTGGATATGGCTCCAATTGCTTTAAGATAAGCATTCTCTGAAGTACCAAAGGATTGTTACGATACTCAACTTCAAGAATTTGTTGCGATATAGCATCTAGTTCTGAGTTAGATGCACCATTCTCCTTTGCTTGTTTGTACTTAGAATATAGCTCTGTTACTGTGAAAACGTAAAACTCTGTACCCCAGTTTACAGAAGATGATATGAAAGCACCTCCATACCTGAGTTTGCAAACAGTATCTTCGACAAATTTCTGTGCCAATTCAAAGTTGGTCTTTAAGGCATTGAGAACTGAGGTTTTGCTTTCAAAGTTAGCAGTTACCTGAGTTTCATTGATAGCTTCTTTTTCACTTACAGTACCACCTGAACCAACAACAGAAATTACAATTTCATTTTTAAGCCTTGCGCACTCATTGACATTATAATCAAGTGAGTCTTTATCGATAGTAGTTATCTGAACAGGATTACGCATATCTGCGACACCCTCAGATTGATTTGGTATAGGAACTTCTAAGAATGAACCAGGACCAGCTATACGCTTTTCGCTACAGCAAGGACACTTTTCAACTGTTCCATCATTGAGAATTTTATACTCACCTTTTGCATTGCGTAGAAAACCTCCATCGCAGTAATCACCGGTCTCATTATTCTCAAAATTACAATCAGCTTCATACGCACTATATATAGGATAAGGTGCATACAAGTCTAAATGCTGCTTCGAAATAGAGAAGAACAAATACCAATCAAGATTTGACAGCTCTTTTGTAATTGGATTTTTCTTAAGGTCTTTATTTTTCTCATTGAGTTGTGTTGACCAAAAGAACCGGGCTGGGCAATATCCTAAATCGTGCTTTGCCTCTGAAATAAGTGACTGAATTTCATTTTTCTCATTCAGCTGATATACTCTTATAGAAGTATCATCAAATACAGCTATTCGATGCTCTGGCTGTTTGAAAATAAGCCACTCAAACTGATTTTCATCAAGTCTAAAAGTCTGGTAATCAATTACGGCATCAATCTCAAGCCAATAAAAATACGGCTCTGGGCGCAAAGATGTTTGTACTTGAGGAAGGTCTACTACCAAAATACTATTTGGCGATACCTGCATTCTCTTCCATCCAGTTGTCTTCCACACCTCTGGCTCATTGAGGTTATTCTTTTTATACTGAGACCAATCCTCTGCAAGCTCTGAGTCTGTAAACTGGTATGAGCTTGATGAGTTACGGCTATAGAAAACCCTTTCGAGTTCTCTATAGACGTCCTCAACTACAGCAGGTGTAGGCAACGGAAATTTGAACAGATGAAGGAATATGTTGAATTTATCCTTCGGAAGCAACTGTCTTACCCAATCAAGGAATATAGTCGTAGGTTGGTTAATATCAGATACAGCAATATTCGTCTCAGTATGAAATCTAAGACGGCGCTGCATATTTACAGCTTTCTGAATAGTCTGACGTTTAGTCGGCTTTTGCAGAATTTGCTTTATCTGATTTAACTCTAAGGCCATTTTCTTCGTCGTAAGTATAATTGCTATCTTTAGGTAATTCCCATCCACCATTTATGGCTGTGCCCATATCAAGCAAGCGTTCGGCATGCTGAATGCCAAACTCCTGCCTCATATTGTACTTAGGCACAACCAACGTTACTGTTTGTTCTTTTTTCTCTCTCATAACTGAAAGTTTTAAGCCCCAACAGAAGCGGCATTAACCCAATCTGTAAGAGGATTGAAGTCCAATGTTTCACGCTTGATGATGTAGAATTTATCACTCCAGTTAGGATAGAATGACCATTCAATGATATTACTGTCCGGCTCTTCAAAACCACCAAGCTTCTTGTCACCAACAAAGAACTTACCAATAGGAATTGGGAAGTATGCTGTAGGCTTATCCTGGTCATCTACCAAACAGCCGATATTACCATTTTCATCAATCAGCCAAACACCAATCTCTTCACACATATACTGTTTCAGCTGTGCAATTGTCTTCTGACTTTCCTGATAGATAGTGGCAGAGAACGTTGTCGGCTCACGGCCGATTGTAATCTCAATACCTCCAAGTGTCTGGTTACCACCGCCGAATGTACGAGCTGCACCAGGCTCAGAAGTAGGTCCTTGAATATACGGAGAAACTGTCATTTTAGAACCATCAGCCGCAGAAAACAAGGTAGAAAATGATGCTTTCTTAGTCGGATCAGTGACAGAGTTCTTCGTTCCAGCTGTCTTATAGATGCGCTGGAATGTAACTTTTTGAACTTGCCCCATACTCTCCTTGCATTTAGCAATCTCAAGGTCGGCGATATGAGCACCGGCAGGGCATCCACAGTTTAATCCCATATTATTTATGTTTTTAATGTTAATACTACCGAGCAGCTACCCTTAACTTGCATCGAATTACCTGTATTTTTGCTTCGAATTGACTTCTCCACAGTGCAAATATACTAAATTTCTTTATAAGTTGTACCGCTTTTAACATTTTTTTTATAGAGGTATTTTTTATCTCATATTCTCGCATTATATTTATTCAAGGCTTATAATTTAGTCATTCATATATAATTAGAAAGCCTAGAAATTACGAGAATAATGCGAGAATTTAATCTTTTATCACCTTATAGCCTCTTTTTTGAAAAAATTCATCCATTACATAATAGCTGCATTTATTTCTGCCGTTAATTATGGCTTTATCTTTTTTAGCACACCATCTTGTAACTTTAGGCGCTCCAGTGTAATATAGACATCTATTATGTAAACAGCTCGCACAACACATATTTGCCTTAACTCCATTCGGGCTTATCATCTTTTCCATACTAGTTTCTTAAGTGTATTTTTTTACGTCCATCTTTTCTCGCATGCATTTCATATACTCCTGTTAAGCAATCTGGAGCATCGTCGTGCTGGTTTCTCTTCTTATTATCTTTACGATACGACATAAGAGCCTTATAAAACTTAGGCCATTTCCTTTCCCAGCCCTCTGGAAACAGAATATCACTTTGAACATTAGCAGAAGCTGTATAAATACGTGCCTTTTTGTTCTCCGTCTGTGTAAATGTTTTAATAGCACACTTGAAATTACGCAAATCAACTCTTAATATGCGCTTTACATTACGTGAATAGCCACGGCCTCCATTATTTGACTCAATTAAGGCCTCAACCGTGCCATTTTTGGTCAACATTTCAGCTTGTTTTGGCTCTGTGACCTCCATAGGTGCATCTGTAAACAAAATATCAGTTATATAGCAGTATTCAGGCGTATTTATAAAGCAAATTGAGCATAAATCATCAGCTCCAGTGTCAGCTGTATCAGTATAATTCCACTTTTGAAGTGCTTTTGTGCCTGTTGGAAGCTCTTCTATCTTATAGGTTCTAAATCCTTCATACATAAGACCCTCTTTTGGTGTTGGGTCCTGCATATACTGTGTGTCAAATACAAGCGGATTTATCTCGCGTATCTTATAAAGCTCTTCAAGCGTATGCTTCATTGGCCAAAGTGCATGTTCTTCTCCAGTTTCTGGGTCTACTTGTATAACCGGAAGTGATAAAACAGTCCATTCATCTGGCTCTATCTCTTGCAAATAGCCACAAAGGTCATGTTCATGCAGCCTTTGCATTATTATAATGATTGGAGTGTTACGCGAGTTAGTACGGTTACGAATTGTGTTTTCAAATCGCATGTTGATGCGCTCGCGAACAATATCTGACTCAGCATCTTCTGGCTTAATTGGGTCATCAATCACAATCGCGCCTTGGAAAATGTTTGTTGTAGCTCCTATCATATCAAGCATCTCGTTTGTATGGTCATCAAATGTGAATATATCATTGCCTCCGTCCATTTTATCAATATCTGGTACTTCGTCTACTGCTCCTGCACCAAATCCAGTTACTTGGCCTTGAGTTGATACTGCATAAAGTTCTCCTCCAGCTTTAGTTTTCCATCTCTTAGCCGAGCCTTTCTCAGATGCAAGAGCCGAATTAGGAAAAAGAGTCTTATAAAGCTCTTCCTGCATGATATTTCTGATTGTTTCAGAATTATCATTCACAAGTATATCTGAGTAAGATAGATGCAAAAATCTGCATCGCGAGTTTAATGCAAAACACCAACTTATAAACGACTTAATGACTAATTCTGTATTATGTGACACGAGCCCATTGGCTATGAAGTTATGGTCATTTTCTACTTCAAGATGCCTAAGCTCTTGCATACCAGAAAATTCTATATCTACGACTTCATCTAAATAAAAATCATCACATAAATATTTGTTTAGTTGCGGATATAAAGCTGCTAGCCTTTCAAACTTCTCTCTTGCTATGTTCTTATTAGAAGAGCACCTAATCGGCCCATGCATAGTTTTATAAGTAAGCTTTTCCTTTCTTATAATGTTGTACGGATATGTATATATATTAGATTTAGCTGGCTTAGCAAATATAGCCTTTGCAGTATCTGCTTTTCCATAAAAAGTAAGATGCGGATAAAGCTTTTGTGCAAATTGCCTTGGTATAGCTAAAACCCATACTCCTGCATGTTTATTGCCTCTATATATATACGTAGATGCTACTCCCATTGTAGACAGTAAGTGCTGTATATCTTGAATAAGGCCTTTATTAGCTAAACCAATTACAATCTGCCCTGACCTAGTATCTATAGCTCCATCTGTAGCTATCATCATATCTATAAACATGTATTTTTGCCTCATAGATAAACTGAACCAGTTTTTAGGTATTCGCTTATCATAAGCTCTATGGCCAAACAGACCATTTTTTACAAGCATTTGGCAAACTCCACCTGAATATCCACCTGTTATCCAATATTCAAATGATTTTGCTCCTTTATACTGCTTTACTTCACACCCAAAATGTGCGACTGCTTTTTTAGCGATATTAACCACTTTTTGGTCCATATTAGCAAATGATACACTTCTGTCTCCACATTTGCCTTCAAATATAAGCAAAGTAGCCAAAAGCAGTTCATTATCATCTATTTCATATTCTGTATCAATCTCTGCACACAAGGTTTGTATTCTATCACCGATTTTAAGGTCTTTAAGTTCTGTATAGCCGAATGGCGTAAGAACTGGGTGGTCATAACTTGCTGTTATTGACCTACCTGACCTCATTCGTATAGTATATGTATCTTTATACGCAGGTTCTGTAGCTAACACTTTATTAAGAGCTACTTTTCCATCTCTGAACGAGTATACAGAATCTCCAGGTTTTATATCCTTTACTTGTTTAAGCCCTTCATAAGTAAATACTTCGTCTGTCAAGCAGTGGCATTTCCCGTATCTGGGAGCTATATTGATAATAAGCCGCTTACATTTACCATCAACAACATCTTGCAGTATATCAAACATTTTTTTATGGTGCTCTGCAACTATAAATGAACGATGATATTGGGCCTTAAACATTAGTTTAGTATACTTTTCAAATGACGTCAGAGCCTCAAGACGTAACATTTCCACAGGATTTACAGTTCCAGGCTTTGTGGCATCTAACGTTGTTTCTTGCATTTCTTTAAGTGACTTCATTGTTATATTTTTATTATTTAATTAAAGTATCACGTATCAAAATGTATGCTTCTCTTGACACCGGTTGATTTGGTATTATTCCTGTTTGGAGTTGTTGCTGCTCAGGTAGATTAAGCTGCATAGGTCCTTTGCCAAATATTCTATCCCATAATTTTTCTATAGTTTCAATGTTACCTAGCTTTTCGTCTTCAATAAGGCGCTTAATTACAGTTTTTATTACAACCGGCACTTTTTTATTAGTCATTAAGGCTTGTAGCTGCGAGTGGTTACATGTTAATAAACAAGCCAATAAATTAGCTGTGTCCTGCTTTGTAAGCTGAACACTTAAATTGATATTAAGGCTAGTAAGAAGCTTTGTTATTTCAGGCCTTGATGCTCCTTGTAACTGAAGTGCTGAGCGTATAGCTGATGAATATGAACCTCTGCCCGAGTCATGGCGTTCTGCTAACTCAGTTGCTTTAAGCGGCTCTACAGTCTGAGCCTCAAGTGCCTCAATAGCCTCAACTCGTTTTTGCTGTTCTACGATACGTTTAGCTTGAAACTCAGTTTGGCCATCTGGTATTTCTTCCACACCAAGTTCTTTTGCCAATGATTGGCGTTTTTCTTGTTTAGCTTGAAGATTTTTAAGTTTCTGCTTTTCAAGATACTTAATACGGGCCAATTCCTTTGCATCTTGTTTTAATTTGATGCGCGTGGCCTCTTGTTCTACAAGCTTAGATGTATCTGGATTAGACATCCCAGGAACTATTGGCCTGTTTGGCAATATATCTGCTAATTTCTGTGCTATTTTATCTGTTTTCATATCAATTTTCGTTTATAAATCTGAATATCTCCATAAGCGTTTATAAGCCGTATTTAATCTGCCGCTACAACATGCAGCTATATTACTGGCATTTAAGCTATAATGCCTTGCCGCGGCTGTAATAGAAGGCCATTCTGCCACTTCTGTATAGCCTTTGCCTTTTTCATAAGCATATTCTTTTATAGGTCTTGCATTAGAAGATGTGTGCTGCTCATGTATTACATCTATCTTGTTTAATGCTAATCTAATATATTTCTTCTCTTCATACGCTTTATTTCCGGATATATTAATTTTATTAAATCCGTATGGCTCATAGCAGTTATTTTGTAATATAGTTTCATACTTTAGTTTAAAAAGTGAGTCAAGCGAATAACACTGAGGTTCTTTTATAGTTATATACAAAATATTGCTATTTTGCATTGATTTTTCCAATTCAGGACTTTTTCTTATACTTTCATCTAAAGTATTATTTATAAATCTTCTTATCATGTGTTGGATAGTATAAGTGGTAGTATGGCCCACGTATAGTCTGTTATTATAATCAAATTCAACTATGAATATGGCCAGTTTAGATTTAAGTAATTCTGGCTGGCGGATTTCTAGTTTTTTATTGCATATTTCAAACATAGCTACAAACTTTTATTTTATAGTGCAAATATATAAAATATAGTTCAAACAGGCCAACGTTTATACGTTAAACGTTATCAAATTAAATTTTTTTCTGCGAGAATAGAAAATAAATACAAGATAGTTTATGTTTACGTATTGTTTATTTTTTTGTTTACGTGATAAGTGATTGATTTTCAATAGATTAGACGAAAATAAACAAAATAAACAATATTCAATGCCCTCTATAGGTTCTATTTTTAGTTTGATAGTTTCTGATAGAGCTAATTATTAGCTCTATAAAATACTATCAAATCATATTTATCTCCCTCCTTAGAATTTATTGTTTATTTTGTTTATTTATATCTAATCTATTGAAAATCAATCACTTATCGAGAAACAATAAATTGTTTATCGTTGTTTATTTTGTTTATTTTGAAAATTTTTTTCTTTATTGCGAGAATGCCATTTTGCCAATTCTTTATTAAGTCTAAGGGCCTAAACAGATATTTGCGAGAATATATGCGAGAATGAGAACTTATGAGCCTCTGGGTCTCGCTCATACTTATATTATGATTTGTTAGCCAGTTTGCGAGAATGATTTGTTAGCCAGTTTGCGAGAATGATTTGTTAGCCAGTTTGCGAGAATGATTTGTTAGCCAAAAAATTTTTCTGCCTATGGACATGGCTCTATATACTATATATAAGGGGGGGGGCAGGCACTGCGGCAGGGGCCTAACTTCCACACAGGCCTAACTTCCACACAGGCCTAACTTCCACACAGGCCTAACTTCCACACAGGCCTAACT